ATATCACGCCAGAAATATATGATAGACTGTATGGAGGCTCTGGTACTGGAACCCCCAAGGCTTATACTATCCTTGCTGATGAGATTCAGTTAGGGCCAATCCCCGCAAGCGCACAGACTATTGAGATGTTATTCTATAAAAGGTTTGATGCGCTTACTTCCTCCGCCACTACTAACTGGATGATTACTAACGCACCTGATGTCTATCTTTATGGTTGCCTACTAGAAGCGGAGCCATTTATTATGAATGATCCAAGGGTGCAGTTGTGGGCAACAGCCTTTCAACAGGCTATCAAAGATATGCAGGAGCAGGACAACAAGGATCGTCACTCAGGCTCCGCTCTTAGAGTGAAGAATACAGGTGATAACTATTGAGCGCACCTATAACGTGGGCGGAAGCCTCTACTCCTATAACTTGGTCTGCCGTAGGAATTAATTGGAACAGTCCGGCAAAAGCGGATAGTTCCTCCTTTGCTGTAAGCGGGGGATATAGTCAGGCAAGTGGGGCAACCTTTCCCTCATCTGTATCCTTTGCTAACAACATGGGGAAGATACACGCTTCTACGCTTGCTACCTCTGGTGTAATATCTTTTGGGGTACAGAATGGATATACAAGCGCAGGAGGGTTTACCTTTGATAATGATATATCCTTTGCTCTTAATCAAGGGTATACGTCAAGCCCAACATTAACCGCTGTAGGCGCTGTAACCATCCCTATTAACGTAACTTATGTTAATGCAACTAATCACGCTGAGTCTGTAACGATAGGCTCTACAATGAATGTATCATCTTCTAACGATTTTCTTTGGAGCGATGTTAGCGATGTTACTACAGTTTGGACAGATGTGGAGTATCCAAATTGAATATAAATCCAACACTAAAGGCCGATGGAGGCTTGAAAATGCAACACAAAACAGATATGAACCTTGGCCTCAAAAACGTATGGGAGGTCGTGTGCTACGACTCGGAAGGTAACGAGAAGTGGAAAGAAATTAATAAGAACCTCGTCACTACGGTAGGCTTGAATCATGTCCTGTCCAGTACGTTAGATGGGGGAACACAGATTACCGCATGGTATGTAGGGCTTAAAGGAGCGGGTACTGTTGCCGCAGGAGATACGATGTCATCCCACAGTGGGTGGTCAGAGAATACAGATTATTCACAGTCTGTACGTCAGACCCTTACCTTGGGTACTGCCGCTTCTGGTAGTATTGATAACACTGGAAACCTCGCTACCTATTCGATTAACGGAACCGCTACTATTGCGGGGGCATTTATTGCTAGCGACAGTACGAAATCTGGAACTTCAGGCACTTTGTACGGCGCGGTAGACTTTAGTTCTTCACGCTCTGTTATCTCTGGTGATACCTTGACTGTGACTGTCACGCTGACAGCGGCGAGTGCGTAATGACTGTCGAAACTGCTTCATACATTAGCCAGTTAAATACGTCCTATCCGGCTGTTGGAGATGCGGTAGGCGAGGGTGACGACCATCTTCGCCTGATTAAGACCGTCCTTCAGACGCAGTTTCCCAATCTGACGGCGGCGGCTGTAAATGCAAACGTCACTGAGTTGAATCTGCTAGACGGTGTAACGGCTTTAGTTTCTTTGGCTACAGCAAACACATGGACAGCAGGACAGCGCGGAGAGATCACCGCTCTCACATCAGCCACGACAGTAACCATTGACATGGCTGACAGCAACAACTTCTCTTGCACTCTTGCCCACAATGCGACCTTTGCGAATCCGTCTAACCTCACAGCAGGGCAGAGCGGTTCTATCTTCCTGACGCAGGACGGCACAGGATCGCGCACGGCCTCTTGGGGAACTGATTGGGATTTCGCCGGAGGTACAGCGCCGACCCTGACAACCACAGCATCAGCAGTAGATCGTGTCGATTACGTTGTGCTTGATTCTTCCAACATCCACGCAGTCGCTACTCTTAACTTAAGTTAATGCCAATCGGTAACAACATACTTGCTGGCGCATCTGGTCAGGCGACTGGCTATGACGTCGAAAATAGCCTTCGGTTTGATGATGGTGATTCTGCTTATTTAGGTTGGACTTCTTCAGCAACCCCAACAGATTCTACTAAAGCAACATTTTCCTGTTGGTTCAAATTAGGGTCAGGCGCGGAATTTTCCACTGATATGACAACGTGGGCTTATAGGACTATTGTTGGTTGGGGTCATAGTACAGATGGAAGAACGTCTATTGGCCTGCACGATCAGTCTGTAAGTGGTGGTCTACCATGTATCGGAATTAAGAGTACAGATAGTGGCGGCTCAATGTACTTTAACTATTTGTCAAATGCGGTCATTCGAGATTTTAGTGCTTGGTACAATTTGGTTGTTGTTTGGGATGGGTCAATAGGCACAGCAGTTAACAGAATTAAAGCGTATCTAAACGGAACAGAACTTACTTGGTCTACAAGTTCCAATAGTCAATCAGATTTTTATATTAGTGGCAGAGGTATGCCAGTAGCCACTGTTGGCGCTAACTATGGTGGCTCATATCAAGGACATTGGGACGGTTATATTGCTGAGACTTATTGGATCGACGGCCAAGCCCTTACACCCGCATCCTTTGGTGAAACCAATTCAGACACTAACCAATGGGTTCCTATCAAGTACACCGGAAGTTACGGCACTAACGGCTTCTACCTAAAGTTCCAAGACTCATCTGCATTAGGTGATGACTCTAGCGGCAATACCAACGACTTCTCTGCAACGAATCTGGTTGCTACAGATCAGGTAATTGATAGTCCGACGAATAACTTTACAACTTTTAATTCTGTTTGTAAGGATTCTAATGCTGTTCTTAGCGAAGGAAACCTAAAAATTATTGGATCAGCCCACCTTGGCGCAAGTGTGGGAACTATTGGAGCATCTTCTGGAAAATGGTATTGGGAGATGGTAGCGGTCACAAGTATCGGAGGCTACATTGGAACAGGTATTGCAAAAGAAACATCCACCGATGCAATAGATTCTTTGTGGGCGGGAGGAACCGATAGTATTTCTTATTATCCTGACGGAAAGATTTATAACAATGGATCGACTACATCAACATCAATGCCCACTTATGCGGTGGGAGACATTATTGGTATTGCTGTTGATTTAGATAATTACAAACTTTATTTTTCAAAAAATAATTCTTGGATCAACTCTGGTGATCCCACTTCTGGATCAACTGGAACCGGATCAGTGGCAACTCCAGCATCTGTCGGATGGTTACCTGTTGCTCATGGCTCAGGTTCTAGTAGCGGATATGTAGCCAACTTCGGCCAAGACAGTTCATTCGCCGGAAACAAAACAGCACAAGGCAACCAAGACGGCAACAGCATTGGTGACTTCTATTACACGCCACCTTCGGGCTATCTAGCACTTTGCTCCGACAACCTCAGTGACCCTGCTATTGCTTTACCTACAGATCATTTTAATACACTACTCTTTGTAGGTGACGGAGCAAGTTCAAGGGCTGTAACTGGAGTCGGTTTCGCACCAGATTGGTCTTGGCTGAAAAATAGAGGCTATGCTAGCACTAACCATTTCCTGATGGATTCTGTTCGTGGCGATGGATGGAACATAAAATCAAGTTCAAGTGATGGACAAGCCGCTCATGCGACAATGCTTAAAACGCTAGACAGTGATGGTTTTACTGTTGGCAGTGGTGATGTAAATGCTAACGGATATAACATAGTCTCATGGAACTGGAAAGCAGGAGGCACAGCAGTCTCTAACACTGACGGCACGATCACCAGTTCAGTAAGCGCTAATACTGATGCGGGTTTTTCGATTGCTACTTACACTGGTAACGAGTCAGCGGCAACCGTAGGTCATGGGCTAAGTTCTGCCCCAGAATTGGTAATGGTAAAGCGTAGGGATACGGCGGCCAACTGGATTGTTGGTAGCGATGAATTGCAAACGTCCTACTGGGATTATTACATTATGTTAAATTCGACTGCGGCAGAAGCCTCAGAATCCAGTAATTTTGGGTATAACACGAATCCTACTGCAACGACATTCCCGCTTGGAAATAACGCCGCAACAAACGCATCCGGCGGCACTTATGTTGCCTACTGCTTCCATTCCGTAGACGGCTATAGCAAGGTAGGTAGTTACACCGGCAATGGCAACGCAGATGGAACCTTTATCTACACTGGATTCCGTCCCGCTTGGGTATTAGTTAA